ACAGATCAGTGCAACAGCAAGTCAGTTCAACGTCCAACTGAGTAGTGTTAAATCATCTATAGGTGACATCAATCAGGCCGGCGGAAATCTTGTCATCGACTCTGATTTTGAAGGGGATGCTGTTGGACAGCAGCCGGATTACTGGGATGGTGGCCTCGTTGTGACCAACGGTGAGCAGAACTACGATCTCAATAAGTCGAAACAGTGCATGCAAATTGTCGGATTAGTTGATGGCAACCGAGACCTTGCGTTACTTTACTATACTGCCGTTTCTCAAGTGGACTATTATGTCGCGTTTAAGACACGTTGGCAGAGCCTTGATCAGAAAGGCTCGCTGTGTCTCTACATCTTTGAGTACGACTTGAACAAAAAGCTGATCGGTCCGAAAGCAGTGATTGTTAATGACACCCCAGCAAATTGGTGCTCCTTCAGCACCACTTACACGCCATCTGTTGACTGTCGTTTTGTCAAGGTCGGTGTGACGTACAAAGCGGCTCAGTCCAACATGCTTGCTTGGTTTGACGACATTGAGATGCGTGTATACTCACCGACGATGACCCAGTACAACAACTTGAATGTCACGGTTGCCGGTTTGAACAACACATCCGTCAAAAAACAGAGCTGGCTACGGTGACGAACCAACTGAATGTCACAACTGATGGGCTCTCAAATCTAACGACCAAGGTTACTGATCAAGGCACGCGGATCACCTCAGTTCAGGCGAACATCGAAAATGTCAAGACAACGATGACAAACTATCAAGGACAGACCACCACTGCCTTGCAGACTTTACAAGGGTTCCAGACCACAGCGACAAATCAGCTTGGGAATCTTCAGGCCCAACAAACTTTACTCTCCAACCAATGGACATCCGTGATCGGTATGGGGTCGAATCTGATGGTTGATGGCGATTTTGAAGCCGACAACTTGGGAGTACCTCTGTATTGGTCACCGAGTGGCATCATCACCAACAACATCGTCCCAAATGAAAACAATTCATCGGGGAAGGTACTTCGGGTCAATGGACTCGCAAGTGGCAACAATGATGTGATGTCAAATGTCTTCATCCCGGTTCAAGCCGGAACACAATATCGACTCACATTCAAGTCGCGTTGGAATGCTGTTGACCAGCTTGGCACGCTCATTGCTTATGCCTTCACCTATGATGCCGCGAAGAAACTTATCGCCCCTAGGGGACTATCGCGGGATGCAACACCCCATCACTGGAAGACGCTCACTGCGACTTGGACACCTGAAGATGCTGTCAGCTATATCAGGCTTGACTTCACTTACAACGGCGCACAATCGGATTCTTCATTCATTCAGGTTGATGATGTTTATTTTGCGGTGGATAATGCCAACAACTCACAGATCACTCAGCTACAAGATGCAATCAACTTGCGTGTCTCAAAGGGCGATGTGCTTAGTCAGATCAATCTGGAAGCCAACCGCACTCTGATTCAAAGCGGCAAGCTTGTTCTAGATGCACCAACAGTTGCCTTTACAGGCAATGCCTTCATCCCCTCAGCAGCGATTTCAAGTTTGTCTGCTGACAAGATCACCACCGGGACGTTGAATGCGGCCAATGTCAACGTGATCAACCTCAACGCATCAGCTATTGTGACTGGCACGATTTCTGGCGCTAACTTGGCCATAAATTTGAATACAGGGATGGTTGAGTTCCAGAGAGGCCGCATACACTCAACTGACAACAACATTGATATCAACATCGACCAAAAATATATATCCGTAACGGACAGCAACAACAGTGTTTTGCTTAAGGGCGGATCAATGACATTTACCCAACCCTATGCTTTTGACACGGATCAGACACCTTATTTGACTATCGATAATGTCGGATCAAGTCAAACTCTTGGAAGGGGCGCTGAAATCGTAGGCCGTGATGTTTTAACCGTCTCTGTTTCTGGAGAAAACAACTCTTTTCTTAGTGGGGTACCACTTTTCAAAAAAGATTTCAGTGGTATTTCGATTTCAAAAAACTATGACACTGTTGTAGGTGGCGCTAATCGTGGTGTGAGAATCATCGGAGGCGGATCATATTCAACGGGTTTGGGAATGTCTACCGTTCCATCTATTATGGTTGGCTACAACGATGGCGCAGTAACTGGAAAAGGAAGTGGAGGAACACGCATTAACATTGAAGCTGAATACGTGCAGATACCTTCTGCGTGGTCAAAAACAACCTCATCATCTCCAAACGCATTTGTTGCTTCTGATGGTGCTCTCGTCCGCAGCACGTCTGCCAGCAAGTACAAGGTCAACATTAAGCGCGATCGTTCAACCGAGTTGGCTGAGCAGCTGCTGACGTTACCGACGGCTCACTGGCTGGACAAGGCAGCCATGGAGCGATATGCAAGCGGCGAGCAAAAAGAGTTACCACAGACAAACTTTGGCCTGATTGCTGAGGATTTGGAAGCTGCCGGTCTTGAGGATCTGGTTGTCCGTGGGCCAGATGGTGAGCTTGAAGGGATCCAGTACGACCGGATCGCGGCAGCGCTCTTGCCGTTGCTGGCACAAATGAAAACTGAAATCGATGAACTCAAAGCGACGGCATAGGCTGGCGCTTTTAATTTGGGAGGAAAACATGAAAATCACACTTGAAAATGCAAATATTGCTAACGTATACAGACTTGTTGAACAAATAAAAGTTAAGGGCAGGGATGCTCTGGCGCTTGCCAAGTTCATCAAATTGTTAAAGCAAACTTTGAAATCTGCTGGTGAGGATGAGCAAGCCTTAGTCGCTCAGTATGCTCTTAAAGACGAGAACGGAGAATCAAAAACAGATTCGAACGGTAATATTCAGCTGAATCCCGACCTAGCTCGTGAGTACAACAAGGTTCATGGTGAATGGCTTGAGCAGAAGGCCGAAATCGAAGGTGGTACTTATGTGAATCACATTGACGATGTCCAGCGAATTATCAGTGACTACGTTGATGAGAACGAAATAGGCGGACCCGATCTTGATGCATATTTGGCATTGTACGAAGCGTTCGAAAAAGGAGAGAAGTAATCATGGCATTGAAAACTAACAAGAGCATCAGTCTCACAGGTACATCCACCATTGGTGATGTTCAGGTCGCTTATTTGAACGCAACTATTGACCAAGAAGGAAATGGAGCCAATACGGTCAATCAGTCAATTCAGAATCAGGCACTCTATGACGCGAACAAGCAAGAAGTTCGAGCTGACATTGCCAAATTTCAGCAATTGCTTTATGACACAGAGGATTCTTTGACTTCTGAAAAAAAGGGCACAGATAGCAGCAAAACATTGGAAAATTGAGTCAACTATAACTAACCGTTACATCCTTATGGAAGGAAGTGAGAAAGTGACATTTTTTGGATACACGATGGCTGACTGGGCGGAGTTCATATCAATCATAGGGGTGGGTGTGAGCGCGGGCAGTTGGCTGTTCAAAAAGATTGCCTTAGATCCATTGCGTTCTGATATTCAAATGCTTTCAGAGACAATTAATCGTCAGCTAAAACTGCATGAACAATCGCTGGCAGACTTGGAACAACATCTGAGGACACACGATGACGAGCTCGGTAGCCATTCGGTTAGAATCACTCGATTAGAAGACCATGTAGGCATTAAAGGAGAAGATAACCATGAAGATTAATTGGAAAGTACGAGTATTGAGCGTCAAATTCTGGCTGGCCTTGGTGCCAGCTTCTTTGTTGGTGATTCAGACCGTAGCAGCGGTTTTCGGTTACAACTGGGACTTTGCCAACTTGGGTAAGGAACTCACCGCAGTGGTCAATGCCGTATTTGCACTGTTGACCATTGTCGGGGTAGCCGTTGATCCAACCACGGAGGGCGTTAGTGATAGTCAGCAGGCGTTAGCTTACCCAGCACTCATTACCACTAAGGCGGCTAAGATCAAGGCGCTAGAGGATCAGATTAAGGCGCTGCAAGCGGATAAAGCGGCTGACCAGGCAGCTTCAGAATCTGCTAGTTCTGCGGCACCAGCTGTCGCTCCGGCATCTTCAGCGGTGCTAGAGTCAGTATCTGCAGCACCAGCAGAAGGTCAGGAGGTCAAGTAATGGAACAATTAAAAGCTTTTGCAACGCAAGTGGTTCTATCGCTTGCGGACAAGGACGAGACTAACGAGTCCAAGAAGCGGCGTGCGGTGGCTCTGCTTCACGAGAAAGCGAAGTCGCTAGGTCTTGACGCTTCTGAACAGGACATCGACAAAGCGGTAGAGGAGGCGTACACGAATGAGCATTCATGATTGGTTCGATCGTCACATCGGCACGATTACCTATAGTATGTATGGCTCTCGTAACGGTGCCGATGGGACAGCCGATTGTAGCGGATCCGTATCGCAGGCGCTAAAGGAGGCCGGCTATAACATTAGCGGATTGCCATCCACTGTGAGCTTAGGCAGTCAGCTGGCGGCTAACGGGTTCACACGTATCCATGTGTGGGCTGGTGGCGGAGATAACGGCTGGGATGTCAGCATAGACGACATCGTCCTGATGAGCTGGTCTTCGGCAGGCATGGCATATAGCGGTGGTGCTGGTGGGCACGTTGGTATCATTCACGATGACGCCGAAACATTCGAATCGTGTGACTACTGGACAGGCGGCCAAGCCAACACCGCGATCACGCGGCATGATGTGACGGCCTACATCAATAACTCCATCAGCAATGGCCTGCGGTATTATGAAGTGTGGCGCAAAGGTGGGTCGACCCCGTCCGCACCAGTACAAAACAATACTGCTGCGGTCAAAAAGGTCAACGTCACGTACGGCCTTAAGCTCAAGAATGGTGGCTGGTTAGATCCGGTCACCAATTTTGGTGCCGGCGATGAAGGCTTTGCAGGATTTTCAAACCACGCACACGACTTGCTTTACATTCGGGTAGATCATGGCGGCCTTCAGTATCGCGTCAGCACGTTAGAAGATGGCTGGCTCGACTGGGTTTACAAAGGTGATCCAAATGACACGGTTAATGGCTGTGCAGGCATTGTCGGTCACACGATTGACAAGGTGCAGATGATTTACCTGACACCGGCCGGTGAGCCGTATCAGCAAGCCTATTACCGCACACAAACAACGGCGCGGGAAAACTGGTTGGATGTTTGCTGTGATGATGGCACGTCAATCGCGTTGTACGACGGTTGGGCAGGGATGCCTGGCGAGCCACTCGATCGTTTGCAAATTGGCATCGGTTCTGTCAGCCCATTTTAATTGCATCACAACAGCCCTCTGCTCGCTAATGCGGGTGGAGGGCTGTTTTTGTGCATAAATTACATAGTTGCAAAACGCAAAAAAATTGTAAAATCGCTGCAACAATGCGATTATGACATTCGAAATGGTACTTTTAGCGCAAATAATCTAGTTATTTTAATTGCACTTTATTTTGAGAAATTTTAATTGAGACCAAACTGAGACCAAGAACGTTATAAACACTGATACAATAGGCATATATTGTTCCTGTTCGCGGCATTCTCGTGATTTTTAACGGCGGTTAAAAATCGAAATGCCCGTGTAACAACGTTTTAGCCTTCCTAATTGATGTTAGGAGGGCTATTTTTGTGTGCAAAATGTGAACAAGCAATGACTTATGCCTTGATGCAAGTCATCAGGTCTGGAAGCTGTGTTATATTCGTCATGAGGCGACTGTGCAAGCAGCAAGGTGAATGAGGAGTATAAACATGATGTGGCCTGAAATGAAGCACGATCAATAGTTGAAAGGGATGATCGCTGGATGATTTATTTTCTTGATGAATACTTACTTGCAAAGAACTCAAGTGTTGAGCATGCTGCGTTGAAACGACTGGCTTTGTTCAAACAATTTAAGCAACCAGTTAAGATTCTGACGCGTGATTACGATCGTTTGAGTGTCCAAACCTTGCGCGAGCTTGGCGTTGCTCAGACGGATGTGCGCAACATGTTCGACTATTTTCAGCATGTGCCCGCCGACCGATCGGAAAAAGCTGTGCATAATGATGAGATCAATTTGCCGACAATGGATGAAGTTTCAGTCGATGCTAATCAAAGTCAGGTCACGAACGGCGACCGGCTGCGACGGCAGGTCGGGTATATTCCAGGAACCGTCGGCCATGTTTATTATCAAAACTTTTTGGACGATCAAGGCAATCTTGTGGAATGCGATCTTTGGGACGCCCGAGGGTTTAAATCGGCCACTCAGTATTTTGGACAGGATGGCTTGTTAGCCTTTGAACGCTACTATGATCTTCGAGGTGTACCAGTGCTCGACATTTATTATGTTGGTGATCATGCTGGTCAGATTCAGATCAGCCGGATTGTTTTAAAAGGCCAAACCCTTAAAGAAGATCATGAATTTGATACATTGGGAGAGTTGTTTAGCTATTTTCTTGATCAACTTGCGACTGAAGATTCAGAAACAACGATTTTTATCAGTGATCGTCCGGGGATTGGCGTTCAACCGCTACTGGCAATGCATGCAGCCGCAAAGAAGTTTGTTTACATACCCATTAATCATGTTTTAACACCTGACAAACCGCGGCAAGGCGAACTTGAGTGGTTTTATTCAACCTGTGCTGCAGCATCCCCAAAAAGTAGATGGCTTAATTGTACAAACGCCGCAGCAGCAACATGATCTTCATGATCGTTTTCCGAAAGTTCGGGTGGCGGCGATTCCAGCGGTGACATTTGATCCGGCTTTGACAGCGCGCTCGGCGGCCGCCGCTGCAAGCAAGAAAATCCTGTTTGTGGGTCGGCTGTCGCCTGATAAGCAACTTGATCAGCTACTTCGGGCAGTCGCTTTGGCGAGTCGGCAGGTGTCTGGCGTGACGCTTGATTTGTTTGGTTACGGTGATGAACAATATCAAACCGCGATGAGGCAGCTTGCGGATCGTTTAGAGATTGGCAGTCAAGTGACATTTAAGGGTTACCAGTCATCTCTGGCTGATCAGTACCCGCAATATGCCTTGTTGGTCAATACGAATTTGACAGATGGTGGTCCGTTGGCGTTGGTTGAAGCACAAACCCATGGACTGCCAGTGGTGAGTTATCGCTTTTCCTATGGACCTAGTGCCTGTGTGATTGATCAGG